GATCTAATCAGATATTTTTATAGCCGCACACTAAGCAGTGAAAAAGTATATCCAAAAACAAATAGTGATATTCAAAATTTTGAGACTGCACTAAGGATATCAGGTGGAGGCGTTGCTATGAAGCCAAGTAACTTTCCAATGCAGACGGTTGACCATATTTTAAAGTATTATAATGTCAATAACAAATATTATGATTTCAGTTGCGGTTGGGGTGTGAGACTACTCAGCGCCATGAAAAATAAAGTAGAATATTATGGAACAGACCCTAATAACCTATTGGTTGACAGATTATTTGAAATGGCAAAGGATTATGATACTGTAAACCTTACAGATAGCAAATACGACATACGATGCCAGGGTAGCGAGGTATTCGTTCCTGAATGGGAAAACACGATAGGATTAGCATTTAGTAGCCCTCCTTATTTCAACCTTGAAGATTACAGGATAGGCAATCAATCATACAAGCCTGGTACTACATACCAGCAATGGTTAGATAATTATCTGAAGCCTACTTTATCTAACATTAAAAGATATCTCATTGATGAGGGCAAGTTATTGATTAATATAAAGAACTTTTCAAACTATAGGTTGTACGAGGATACATTATCCTTGGCAAAAAGTTTGGGCTATCATCATATACAGACCACTGACCTAAAAAACAAGGTAAGACCTAGTGCCAAAACCAATCTGAATACAGATGAAAGCATAATGGTACTGTCAAAAAACAAAGTTGAACCTGCAGGTATCACGTTGTTTGATTTTGGGTAACGGTCGCACCGAAGTTAGTTGACTTTCGCAATCACACAGTATAATATACGAATATTATTCTGTTAAATAGGTGTGCTTGTGAAATACGCTCTCATTGATACTGCTAACACGTTCTTCCGTGCCCGACATATCGCAAGTCGTAACAGCGATACATGGGAGAAGATCGGCATGGCATTACACCTGTCATTGTCTAGTGTAAATCAAGTTGTACGCAAATATGGCATTGACCATGTTGTGTTCTGTCTTGAGGGTCGTAGTTGGCGCAAAGATGTCTATCCTCAGTACAAGGCACATCGTAAGGTTGCTGAACAAGCGTTAACTGAGAGTGAAGCAGAAGAAAATAAAATGTTCTGGGAAACGTATGATATGTTCACTACGTTCCTACGTGAGAAAACAAACGTCAGTGTGTTACGCCATGAACGGGCTGAGGCAGATGACCTTATCGCAAGATTCATACATCTGCATCCCAACGATGAACACTATATCATTAGTAGTGACACTGACTATGTTCAATTGATTAGTGATAACGTAAAACAATATAACGGTGTCGCTAACCAATTGATTACCCTTGAAGGTTATTTTGATGACAAGGGTAAACCTATCAAAGACAAAAAGACTAAAGAACCTAAACTGTTAGGTGATCCGCAGTTTCATCTCTTTGAGAAGATCATGCGCGGTGACGCAGGTGACAATGTGTTCAGCGCATATCCTGGCGTTCGCACTAAGGGTAGCAAAAACAAGGTTGGCTTGATTGAGGCTTATGCTGATCGTACAAAGCAAGGTTTTAACTGGAACAACATGATGCTACAGCGTTGGGCTGATCCTGACGGTGTTGAATATCGTGTCAAGGACTTGTATGAGCGCAATAAACTTTTGATTGACTTGACCGCACAGCCCGACGAGATCAAGGATCTTGTTGATGTTGCTATCACTACCGGCGTGCGCATCAAAACTACTCCGCAGGTCGGTATTCATTTCATGAAATTCTGCGGCAAGTATGAACTCAACAAAGTCAGTGAGCAGGCTGAGACTTATGCTAAGTGGTTGAACGCGCCATATACTGGCCAATATAAAGATATCGCAATGGAGGTTGCATGACAGAGTTAATCGCTAAACCAATTATTAAAGATCAATACTGGGTCGTTACTGACGGTGAACGTAAGGTCGGTAACGTCCAAGCCAATAGTGCTGGTTATGAAGTCATCCTTAACGGCAGCACATTGCAGTTTAACAATACTTTAGATATTAAGAAACAGACTAAGATCAGTTTTCAGCCCATGAAGTCTAACAAGACTAAGGTAGAACTGCCCTATCCAGATTACCCTGTACCTAATAAAATCTATGCCAGTTTTTTTGACGTTAAACGCAAGTTGCATATTTTTACTAAAACCAAAAAAAGCAAGTGCTATCATGTCGCAGGGTGGTTTTTAGTAGAGCAGAATGGTCAAAAACAAGTCACTTTTTGTCCAAAATACATCTTTATTCAGCGATATCAGTATACTGGGCCATTTAAAACAGAGGCCGAGGTAAATAGTCTACTAAATACTTGACATGGTTAACATAAAACTGTTTTTTGACAAAGTTTCAAAACTTGAAGGGAAGAAAACAAAAGACCTAGTATTAGCGATGAGCGATGCTAAATTGTTAAGGGATGAAATAGCGAAATTACTTATAGATTTAAATGAGGCTCAAAAATCTAATAAGGCTGAAGAAGAGGTAGTTAAAGTAGAAATTAGAGGTGGCACATTTAAATGAGTAGAACACAGCCAAAAATAATTTTAGAACATGTTGATAAGATAACATATAAATGCGATCAAATCGTAGAGGCGAGCGGGATCTGGGCAGTATTTTATGATGGTCAGCCTATAAACTTAAAAAGTCAACATTATCTCGCTAACGAGGTTGCCCCTAAATATAAAAAGACGAGTTTCAGCAATCCAGGACATGCTAGAAATCTCTGTCGCAAACTAAACGGTTTATTCAAAACAGATAAGTTTAGTGTAGTGTTCATGAATCAAGGACGACAAGTTTATCCTGATGAGTAATAAGAAGGAAATTCTAACAAGAATTATACTTGAGCAATTACCGTCGTATAGTGAATTTAAAAAAATTCCCGAAGAAAAAACCTTGATGCGATGGTGGATTACTGGACGAAGCAGTAATAACCTAAGGTTGACAGAAGAAGGAAAACAAGCATTTGATCTAGCAGAAATTGAATTTTTTGATTTTCCTTTTTACACTGATCAAGAATACAAAGACCTTAAAAATGCGAAATCAAATCATTGGACTGGAAGTAAACTCACTATTCGTCTAAAGAAAATAGATTGTCCTTTTTATATAGGACTTAAAACTGCACATAAAAAATCAGCATATATAAGAGTTTACGATAGCAAAATCGCAACTATCATAAGTTTATATGGAAGCGTGTTAGAATTTTTAGAGTCTAAAAAATGAAAAAACCAATCGCAATAAATCCAGAAAAAAATAATAATCTGATCTTTCCAGAAGAGTTATCCTCACACATACTCACGCATGCCTATCTTTACTTACAACCTAACGGTTGGTTTAATGATACACCATGCGATGAAGACGGAACCACTCCATGGTATACTTTCCCAGCCATCAAGTTCTTGAAAGATATTATCAAACGTGAATGGACTGTTTTTGAGTATGGTTCAGGATATAGCACATTGTTTTTTAAAAATAGTGTACAAAAGTTGGTTAGTGTAGAGCATAGTGAAGAATGGTACAATTATATAAAAACTGAATGTCTAGATTTAAATATTGAACTTGCGCCCCAGAACACAGAAATACATCCTGACGCATCAAATTGCTATAATAACTTTATACAAAATTTTAAGCAGATAAGAACGCATAATTTTGATCATGATCTGATGCATGGTCTGATTAATGATGAATTTGCAGGATACGCAAGTAAGATTTATATCTCTCCAGCCAAACATTTTGACCTTGTTGTTATTGATGGAATGGCAAGAGCATTGTGTGCTGTGATGACGGTGGAGAGTCATAGATTAAAAGACGGCGGCATCATCATATTGGACAATAGCGACCGTTGGCAATATAACCCAATACAGGAATACCTGATACAGCATGGGTTTGGAAGAATTGATTTTTACGGTTCGGGTTGGAACAACCACGCAGGTTGGTGCACAAGTTTTTACAGTAAATCTTTCCCAATAAATAATAATAATGTTTTACGAAAAGAAACAGCATCATACATCAATACATAAAATATGAGTGAAGAAAAGAAAAATCCAATAGCGGATATACTAGCAAGAAAAAAGGCACAACAAAATGGGCATAAAGGAAACTTTAACCCAAAACAAGGAACTACTGGTAAGGTCAATAGCAAAGGATTCGGCGGTCCTGCTGTTACCCGAAAAACGGGCAGGGGTAGTTGACCTAGTAGTTTAAACCTGTTATAATTTGCTATCTGTTCTTGTAATGTAGGTATGCAAATGAAAAAGTTGTGTGTGATTTCTGTGCTTGCCCTTTCAGGTTGCGGGGGCGGAGGTGGTAGTCAACCATCTACTCCTGCTGCTTCTAGTCCTCCTGTAACAACAACGTCTACGCCACAGGAAGTAGTCTACTTCCGTGAAGTAAAAAACGCTATTCCCAGTCTGTCACCATACTATGATAGGACATGCGGGCACAAGACTAACAGTTTTTTAGTACCTGCTGTAGATTTAAACAAAGACAATCGTAAAGATTTATTGATAGTCTTGTGGTGTGAAGCCCCTACTTGGGGAATGACTATGGAAGGTCCTACAAAAAATACACTTGTGTCTCTGATACAAAATAGCGATGGGACATTTAGATTAGGTAATCAAGAGATATTTGGTAAAAGTTTTGTTGATTTGTCAGGTCTGATTGCTGAAGGTGTTGATGTTGCTATAGGCGATTATAATGGGGATAAGAATCCTGACATTCTTTTTGTCACCACGTGGGAAGATGGTAGGTTTGGATCAGTGAGTAATGGGCAACATAGTTGGAACAGTTGGCCAGATGTATTGTTAAGCCAGCCTGACAATTCTTATAAGGTTGAGAGAATTGATAACAGAGCGATGTATAACGAGGCAATCCTTATTAAAGGAAAAGATCGTGATCTCTTTAGCAGCAATGGATATATCTTTTCTTATCAAAATCAAGTTTGGTCAAAGACATATATCAACTTTCCTCCAAACACCGAAACACAAGGACTTTCTAAGGCATCTATATTTCTAGACAGCAATACTGTCACTATGGGTCTAGAAAGTAAACTGAATTTCGGTTGGCAATTAGGTTCAATCAACATCACTAACTGTTGTGGATTGGGTGATCATACTAGGTATACACTTAATGACTCACTTATTTTAAGTCCCAAGAAGCAAGTCATGGTGTATGGCAATGCTACGTCGGGTGATTCACTAGAATCACTGGCTACTATTGATGATGTTGAATATCTTATGCCTTCATATAATAGTGCTTGCGTGTATACCGAAGGTCAGGATACTTATGTCGCAGCAGAGTTTTTCGCACTCAAGTTGCTTGACAAGTATACTGGACAACGTTTGTCATGGTATTCATCTAGCAATACGTCGGGCAACGTAGACTTTCGTAATTCTGTGACCCGCGTACATCTTTATAAAATCACTAATGGAAAAATTTCAAGAGTGAAGCCTGCTGCCCTCAATAAGGATATTACCACTACACACTATCTCAATTGTGTAGACGTTAACAACGATAACAAGATGGATATCGTCGCATACCGTTGGGGACACCAGCAGGAAAAAAGTGTGATTTTTCTAAACAATGGAAATGGGAATTTTACAGAAGTTCCGTCAAGCAAGATTCCAGATATCCTCAAGGTATATCACGGGCATCATGCTATGTTCAGCGACCTCAATAATGACAACCG